CCATATGTTTGATAGCTCTTAAGTTATTTTGTTCTCCTGCTGGCACATCTCCAAAACTCATCATATTTATTTCATATGTAACTTCAGCAGCTGGTTGTAATCCTAAAACTGATGTTTCAGCTTTAGTATTATCTAATGTTGTTGTATCTATTGTATTTGGTTGTCCACCAAAATCTGGTGTTGAAGCCAAACCATGAACTCTTGTGTAACCATCATTTAAAGCTGCTCTTAAAGTAGCTTTATCAGCATAAGCTCCATCTTGACCAATAAATGATACAGTACCGTTTTTTGGAATTTCTTTAAAATATAACGCTGTTCCAAGTGTAGCAACTTGTACTCTTGCATCTGGATCCATAATATTACCTCCTTAAAATATTTTTTATCTTAACAAAGTATTTAGTTCAGTGGACTATCTTAATGTTTTCTCTAATGAATTTAATTGTGCATAAGCTGTTAACATACATTCACGATAACCTGTATCTGGTGTCATTGGACTATCTTGCGTTGTAGGTCTAAATCTTAATTCTCCTAATTTGTTGCAAATAGCGTCTAAATAATCGTCAAACTGTTTTTGTGTACCACCTTTTGTAGATAAATATCCTATAATAGAAACTGTATATTGTTCATTATCGTAAGATAAATCTCTTTTATTCAAACTAGTTCTTACATCATAACCAAAATAATATCTTCCTGTTTCAACCATATCTTGAGCAACGATTATACCAGATTCTAAACCGTCTATCTCAGTTAATTTTGATTGTATTAACTTACGTAATGGATTGATTAATCGTGCCATAATAGGTCTCCTTTCTTGTTATTAAAAATTTTTCTTACTCTCTATATCTTGTGCTAATTTTTTAAGAAAAACCTTCATATATTCTCTCGTACGAGCTTCAAAATTATGTGGCTCTTGTGCGCTATATCGAGAAAATTTAGTACCATTATCATAACTGTATACGTCTTTTTTTGGAGTATCTGTTGTACCAAATTTTAAATAAGTATAAATTTCTTGTGCAGATTTTCCATTTGGATATTTAACACCTTCCATAGGTCCTGCTTCTACACTGTTTTCATTTATTCTACCATGTATACTACCAGCAAGTATACCAGTATGATGATAAAGATTTGGTTTTTGGTGTTTATGGGTCTTGTTGTATTCTTGTGTTGCTTTTCCTTTTTCTGTGGCTGGAGTATATGACGCATAAATTTCAGCTCTAAGTGTCTGTTCTAACTCGTCTCTTATTATAGGTTTTATTTTCATATCTATTTCTTTTGCGTCTTTTTCAAGATATTTTTGAATAGCTATTTCTACACTTTTTCTATTACTTGTAATTTGACCTAATTTATTTCTAGCCATATTATTACCTCCATTGAATATCTATATATAACGGAGTAACTTTTACAACTGAATATTTATGTCCTTTCCACTCAACTAAATACTTTGTTAAGTTATCAGGAGAGTTATTAGTTCTCTCCAATAAAAAAGGTTCTAGGTCGTTATAAATAGATTTGAAACGGTATGTTTTTAATAAATTAGAACCATAAGCACTAAATTCAATTTCATCCGAAGCAAGATATTGAACAGCACCATCAGCTTCAAATACATTTTCGTATTCTTCAACTAAATCACCGTCAAGACCTCTTGTAGATTTAATTAAGTATAGTGTCACTGGTGTTAACTTTGTTAATAACATACCTTTCCTCCTCTATTTATAACTCCATTAATTTTTAGTGTGATGTGCTTGTACTAACATTGAATGCTATAGCACCTGTTCTATTATTTAATATAAATACATCACTGTATTCTTTTTCGTAATAGATATAATCACCTTTTGTTCCTGCTGCTGGAGCTTCCATTCCAACGAAAGCATATTTACTAGGTGTTAATATAGCTGTTGGATGTACTAAGAACATATTGATTTGTTTAGCTGTTCCAGCTGGAGCAAATCCTGTTGTAAATGTGTAAGCTGTTTTCATTAAGAATGAAGGTACTGTTATTAATTTAACTTCATCTAATCTATCAACAACTCTGTTGATGTTAGCTTGTGCAGCAACATCTTTATATAATACAACGTTACTAGCTTGTTTTAATAAAGTTTTAACAGCTGGTGTAACATATAGTATTCTTCCTGTAGAAGGTACTAATGCTTCATCCATATCTTCCATTAATTTATCAAATACAGCTAAAACACTGTCAACAGTTAATACTGTTGTATCAGGTGATTTACCTTCAGCTACCCAGTCAGTATAGATTTTGCTTATTGTATAAGCGTCTTTTTCTGGGAATTTTTGTGTTTCGTTAAATACTTTTGTTGCGTTTTGGATAGTTAATACCATATTAGTATCCATAACGTCAGCTGGGTCTATACTTGTAGACCATTCTCTGTAGAATGTTAATGTTTTTGTTTCCCAATCATTATCTACATTTCTTTGGAAAACACCATCAATACTATCTCTGTTAACATTTTTTCTACCTGTTACAGAAATTGATGGAATGTGAATTGTTTTGCTATCTACAAATTTATATGTAGAATTGTTAGCAACATTATACAATTCACCAAAGTTAAGCACATTTGGATATGCTTGAGCTAAAGCTCTTTCATAGGCTTCTGCATAATTTACTGCTCCCATGATAATTCCTCCTTTAAATATAAAATATTTTAAGTCCGTAGTAAACGGAATGGGTTTACTACACAACTTTTATTATGTAGAAATATTACCCATCCCATTTACTACGGACTTAAGAAAGTAAGTTTTAAATTATTTCTTTATTCCGTGTCCCCAGGACATATCTATTTCTATCCAAATTATATAATAAAATGAACAGAATTGTCAAGATATTTCTTAACTTTTTTATATTTTTATTTGTATTGTTGAGCTATATATTTCCAATAATTATATAACTTATCTTCCACCGCATCTTCGTCATTTAACCAGTCTCTAGTTGCTTGTATATATAACTTAACACTTTCAACATCATCACCAGAACCCAATACATCTGACATGTCTGAATAAAGCATATTCATGACTACATAAAATGATATTTCATCTACGTCTGCTACTCCATATTGTTTTCTTACAGCAGAAGTAGTAGCATAATCCCATTTACTAGACGGTTCCATGTCAGTTACCCAATCTTCAGCCATATCCATAGTTAATGTTTTACCGTAAGCCATCTCATACAAGCATATTTCCATGTTATCGTAATCGTCTTCATCATATCTTTTTAATTTAACCAAAGTATCTTCTAACATTTCACCCAATTTAACCATTTCGTCTAAATCTTTTCCTTCTGCAATCTTTTTTATATACTCTCTAATTTTCATAATTAACTCCTTTCTGTAATAATTCATCTTGTTTTGCAAGATGTTGATCTTGTTCGTGTAAATGAAGATTTAATTTCTTCAATATCTGCTTTGTATCTTCCGTCTGTACACGATTTTCTTCTAAATTTTGTATAGCTACAACGTAAGAATAAATACTTATAATAAGTGCTATGATTGATAAAGCGTCTATAATATCAAAATTATTTTGATTATTCATATTTAATCACCTGTCGTTTCTGTTGTAGTTACTACACCCCTTGAATTTAAACAAGCACAACTTGCTATAACAAACTGTCCTTCTGTGTAAGAAGCGTTTTGATTTCCGTATAATAACGGATATGATACTCTTTTATTAACTTGATTAGCTAACAGAGTATTTCCATAACGGCATAAAACTGGACAATTTCCAGCATTTGTTTGAATAAATAATTGTTCATTTGCAGTAGGAGTATTCACATTACATGCTATTACTAATCTATATTCACTTAAATTAGAAGGTGTTAAAGTATTATTAGGAATTAAAATAACACCTGTGTCAGTGGTTTCTGTTTTTGAACAAATTATATTTTTAATACAACATCCCATAAAAATCTCTCCTTTCATAATAAAAAAGTATGAGTTTCCTCATACTTTTTAGTAGTCAACTCATACAATTATGAGGAAATTATTACACTAATCCTGAACAACCACAATTTTGATAACATGGTGGATTCATTACATATCTTCCTTGTGCATTTAATATTTGGTTAGTTTGTTCAGTAATGGC